GATAATAACTAAAACAATTCCATAACTGTAACTCATCAAGTCTACGCCTAGGAACATCTTCTGGTTTGAAGCCGCGTTGTATAAACGCTGTAATTGGGAGACGATAAAAGATAGCGCCGTTCTCCATAATGGCATGAAATAAGATCGACTTACCTGTAATAGATGATATGCCGAAGATGATACAGTCTTCAACTTCTCCGTGATGCTTTTTAAGGTCATATAAATATTCTCTCCTTATTTGAGCATATGTTACAGGAATGTTTGCGTTTAAGTAAGCCATAATTAATCATAAATATCACCCCAAGTTTTACCTGATTCATAATCAACTTTATTGGGAACTTTTAAACTAACAGCATTCTCCATAATTTCAATTATTTTCTTAGCCTGAGAATCAGATTCAACTGAGATATCTAGTTCATCGTGAATTTGTATGTGTGGCACAATGCCTTCGCTATATAAATCTACCATAGATTTTTTAGTCATGTCTGCAGCAGATCCTTGTATGAGTTTATTCAAAGCTTTGTATGTAAACGCTCTTCTAATTCTACCTCTACCATAAGTTCTTTCAGCTTCCTCAAACTCCATGGGTTTATGCATACCAAATTGATTTGGCTCCCACTTATTAAATCTACATCTACGTCCTAGTAGTGTTCCAATAGATCCTGAAGTCTGAGCTGTCTTTGATGTGTAGTTCATTAGATCTCTAACAAAAGGCACATTGGTGTGATAAGTATTAAATAATTCTTCAGCTTCTTGTTTAGTATTTAATCCAAGTTCTGCTTGTAATTTAGCTTTACCCATACCATAAAAAAGACCCAAATTGATTGTCTTAGCTTGTGTTCTAGATATGTTGGCCATATTAGCTACAGTCTGGTGAAAATCTACTGAGTTATCTTTAAATTTATTAACAATACTTGAAACAGATTCATCAAAACAAATTGGCTCAGTCGTTGCTGCATAATGCACAACTAATCGTGGTTCTTGTTGTGAGTAATCAAAACAACCCCACTTGTGATCTTTTTCAGGTACGAATAAAGAACGAATCATTGGTCCTAAATCTTTATTTCTTGCAGGTATCTGTTGTAGGTTAGGATTTGAATAACTAAATCTACCTGTAACGGTGCCGCCTTGATCAGATCTTATAGGGTTTATATCTGCATGTATTCTACCTCTATGCTGATGTTTTAGTATAGTATCTATAAACGTAGTATGCGCCTTGTTAATCTCTCTTGCTTTTGCTATGTTCTTAACCATCGGATGATTATGTGTGGAAAGGAAGTTTTTTGTAAATGAAGGTGAGTTTGTTTTCTCAGTTCTATGGTAAGATAAGGAAAGCTTGTCGAAAACTTTGGCAATCGATCTTGCTGCCCATATTTGCACATCTATACCTGTTTCTTCTTTTACTTGGTACATTAGTTGCTCTTCTTGTTTACATAATTGTTGTTTCAATTTATGAGCTTGTTCGACATCGACACACACCCCTTTAAATTTCATATCAATTAAACATGGGAATAGTTGTGTCTCCAAATCAAATATATTTGTAAGATGTTGTTTGTTAATTTCTCTAGATAATACTTTAAATAATTCTAATGTAAGTTCAGCATCTTTTTCTGCATAATTACCTACATACATTGCAGGTAGTTTATACATTTCTTTTTTAGGATCGATGCCCCAAGACTCTGCAGCTTCTTTTAAAGCTTTCTCATCTTTCACTTCACCAAGATAATCAAATGAAATACTATTAAGTGTGTACCATAATCTGTTTTCATCAATCAATGATGCCATAACCATAGTATCTATAATATGTCCGTTGATAGGTATACCGTATGCTCTTATCCAACATACATCATACATTGCATTGTGAAATATTTTCACAGCATCAGTCTGACAAACTTTTTTAAACCATTCTAAAACAATTCGTCTATCCATATTACCACCACCCTCGTGTGCAATAGGATAGTAACCAGACCATCCTTCAACAGCCACTGCAATACCAACTATTTCTCCATGGCCTTGTATGGCTCCTGATCCTTTTGATTTTAATTCTGGGTCTTTTGTCTCTAAGTCGATAGCAATATATTTTGCTCCTGATAAATCAGGAAACTCTTCTGGACAGTCCCATTCAGTTTGCGCTGTAAACATTATTTCTTTTTCTTCTTAGTATCTTTTAACTTCTTTTTCTCTAATTCGCAATAGTGGATTATTTTGTCCAGGTCCTCCATTCCGTTTTTGTGCATGTACCTACAAACGTACTTCACAACACAGCCTTGAAAGAACGAAAGATTATTTTTTGAAATAAACTCGTACGGCTGAATGTCAAAATACATATAGTGACTTCCTCCTATCTGGATATTCTGTGGCTTATCCTTTTCCATAAGTTCTTTAAACATTTTTACATCTGTCATATTATTGGTGCTCCTATGTTATATTGATATTCATAATCTTGATTGGTTATGAACAGTTTTTCTTTTGCTCTTGTTATACCTACAAAAAATGTACGGTGTTCAGGGTCTGCATCTTTTTGTGCTGAGTCATATATGATTCTTTCTAAATCAGTAAACAAAACAACGTTATCACATTCTTCACCTTTTACACTATGTATTGTAGATAATTTTATTCTAGCTGGTTTCATTAGATCTTCGTTCTTTAGAATCGTTCTAATGTAGTTCTTGCTTGATTCAGGAAAGTTCAATGTTTCCCAGCCCCCCGTCGCTCGCAACCCGTAGTGTTCTCTCAACCCTTCAATATTGATCGAGTCAATACCTTCTAGAGTCCTATTGCTTGCAAAGCCACGTACTAGGTGACCATCTTTTACAGTTAGATAGTCCCATAAATCTTTTAAATCTTCTTTACCTACAAACGCACCTTGGTTCAATCGTGTCCAAACTCTGTATGCATTCAACATTTTCTTTGGTAATAATTCTTGTTGCTTGGCATCAAATCTTAAATTTAAATCATAAAAATGTTCTTTGATTGGTGTCAGCATTTTATTTGTTCTAGTTAATATCATCCAGTTACCTTTTGAATAATCTATATCTTGATAATTTATGTTTTCATGTATCTCACCTTCAGCGTCTCTTGGTTGCCACTTTTTTTCTAAACGCTGTGACATGTGAGGAAAAATAGATTCTGCTAGTTTGTGTATCTCTCTAGGAACTCTACGCGATTGTATCTGTGGATCTAAGCGTCCTTTTAAATCTATAAATATCTTTGGATCTGCACCTTGAAAGGTATAGATAGTTTGATCATCGTCCCCTGCAATGTATGAACGAGCACACTTACTTTCTATGTAAAAGAACATGTCCCATTGCAAAGGACTCAGATCTTGGGCTTCATCGAGGAAAACACAGTGTAGTGGTGGACACTTGTCCTCCTCGACAAACTTGGAAATCATATCTGAGTATTCAATCATACCCGTTTGTTTTTTATAAGTTTCTAAATCTGCATGTATTTGCTCTGTTAAAAAGATGTCTGTGCTATAATGTAATTCTAATTGTATTGCAGCTTCATCCAAAGGTATTCTTTTATTTCTTGCATACTCAATAATTTTCATGTGGCTATTCTTATATTGTGGGTAGCCTGATTCATTGATGTAACTTTCAAAAGATAAATCAGCGCAGAGACTAGAAAAATTTTTAAAGCTTTTCCATTTATCACCTTTTAATAATTGTGTACCGGTATTGATACCTAGTTCTTGTGAGCCAAGAGAATGCATCGTGCTTACACGTACCTTATCATTTGTAATTCTTTTTTTTGCTTCATCAGCTGCAGCATTACTAAAAGCTATGTATGCTATTCTTTCTGGATCTGTTTTAATTAGATTCAATTCGTTATCTAAATGCTCCATTAGTCTATAAGTTTTACCTGTGCCAGGTGGTCCTGGTATAATTATTCTATGCAAAAGGAGGCTCCTTCATTTTATCTTTTCTAACAATAGGCTTGTTAATATCTTGCTGCGATACTTCTATGTATCTGACACTCTTATTATTTATCTTGCCGCCAACTTCTTTCGCACCAAATAAATTTTCCAACATTCTTGCTGTCTTTTGCTTTGTGTATTGTTTGTCCGGCCATGACTTTGTTCTAATTAAATATTTCCAAAAGTCTTTGAACTTAAAGTAACTCATACCATCTTCTGTATACGAAAGACCTCTTAATATATCTTTCCAATCTTTACCTGGTATCTTGTTTGTGTATTCACTTAGTAGATCTTTTAATTGTACATCTATTTTTGTAGACTCTGGAGCTTCTATTGGTATTGTTTCTTTCAGTAATTTATTTATTGCCTTTCTCCATATGTGTTTGCCTATTGGTGGCATCGCTTGATTAATTTGTTCTAAACATTTTAGTGAGAACTTATCCGGTTCATGTAATTCAGATGAGTCTACTTCTACTTGTTTATCACCTATCGTTACATAAAATAGTGGTGGATCTGAATCATACTTTTGTATTTCTTTTATTTCTGCACCAGGTAGTTCATCATCACCTACACCATATTCTTGTAGTACACATTTTTTAGAATTACAGAAAGATGCAATAGGTTCATCCTTACATTTATATTGATAGTCTTTACCATCAATAGATTTAATTAGTGTATCTATTTCTTTTTTATCTAACGGTGGTTTGCAATACGATTCATTGTATTTAAAAATTTTTGTATCCCAATCTGTGTATCTTTTCTTACAGTACACACCAAAATTATAGATCGCATTATTTCTTTGTCCGTTTGGTATACCTTGTTTTGCAATTGATATTAAACATGGTGGTGCGCCTTTTAATAAATCATCTGAGTCTTTTTCTTCTTTAATTTTTAGATTGCTCAACTCTTTCCCTGATAGTGCAACACGATTATGATGTAGAAAAAATTCTGACAATGTCATTGCAGAGCCATCCTCTTTAACAGCATACCGTGTTGTCATCTTTGCGTTATGATATGGCAGATTTAAAAAACTACCTGTACCACCCTTTTGCATGTCAACTTGATTTTGTTTCGGAAATATCTCTGCTCTAGAATAACCCAATATGGCCGCCATATCTTTTAGTTTTGATCTAAACAAAGCTGCGGGTGCAAACTCTTTTGTAAATAAAAACACATGTGCACCACCAGATTTAGATCTAAATACTGTTAATGGAAACTTGTGTTTGTTAATTTTTGTAATTAATTCTTTGTGATCAAAGCCATTGTATAAATCAATATCTATACAGGCCCATTGACATTTGTTTTGTTCGTTAATAGGTATAATACCCAATGCAGGATCTTTACCATCCAAATGTTCTTGAAACATTTGTGTGCTTGGAGTTTTCTTGATTATAAAAGACTTTGTTTTGTGTTTACCTCTATCATCAAACTCATCTGTCTTTCTAGTTTGACCATAGGCACTAAACGAGCCCGCAAATATATTTAAAAATTTATCTAATTCTGTCATCACCACTTTGCTTTCGGAGGCGGGACGAAGCAACGAACCGCCCCCAAAATAATTTATGCTTTATTCTTGATGCCTTCGTAGAACTTCTTCGCTCGTTCATACATATTAGCATCTTCTAGCATACCAACTTTTTCTACATTGTAGCCATACCATTGATTACCTTTTCCTGTATTTAATACAGAAGATAATTTATATATGTGGCTAAACGATGGTGGTGTGAAAGGACCATTCTTACCATCTAAACTAATAGATTTCATCATGGAGTTCCATTTTCTGCTAACTTTACCTTGAGATGAACTCATAGATATCATCGCAGTTTCAGAACCTTTGTCTCCTATAATAATTACAAAGTGTTGACCAACAGTTAAAATGTAATTAC